GCAGGTTGATATATAATGTACTCTGATAATATTATGACAGTGCTTAAGAGCGCTGATGCTGAAATCACATTCATCAAGAAAGATGGAACTACACGAGTAATGAAGTGCACTCTCAGAGAAGATGCTATTACTCCCTACGAAAAGAAAACCGAAAGAGTAAGAACTGTAAACGAGAACGTACTGTCTGTATGGGATCTCGAAGCAAACTCCTGGCGGTCAATTAATAAAGATACCATCATTGGTGTGAAATCTTAAAGGTAAAATATTATGGCAATTGCAAAAGATAGCTCATCAGTTAACGCGATGGGCGGCACAGAAATGATGAAGCACGGACTAGTTCAGCGTATTCCAGCTGATCTATTGAATAACTTTCAAATCTTCGTATCACGGGTAGAAGAAGAGCTTGACCCTAATAAGGTACGCATCTACTGGTGTCATGACCTACCAGAAGATCCAGCTACACGGCATCTTGCTAATCGAGGTTGGGAGAGATTCCACCTTATCGTATTTGCATCAAATTGGCAGATGCAGCGTTATATTGAAATGTACAATATCCCGTGGTCGCGTTGCATTGTTATGCAAAATGCTATTGAACCTATCCAAGCACATGAAAAGCCAAATGACGGTAAGCTTCGTTTAGCGTATTGGTCTACACCTCATCGAGGCCTCAATATTCTCGTTCCTGTATTCGCAAAGCTTTGTGAAATGCACGATAATATTGAACTTGACGTTTACTCATCATTTAATCTTTATGGTTGGGGTGAACGCGATGAGCACTTCAAGGAACTTTTTCAGCAGTGTGAGGAGCATCCTAAGATCAATTACTATGGTGCTATTCCAAACGATGAACTTCGAGCCAATCTCGAGAAGACTCATATTCTAGCATACCCATCAATCTGGAAAGAAACCTCATGCATGGTCCTTATGGAAGCTATGTCTGCCGGTATGCTATGTGTACATCCAAATTACGGTGCACTATATGAGACCGCTGCTAACTGGACTAACACATATCAGTGGCATGAAGATATAAATCAGCATGCTTCTATACTGTATCAGATCCTTGATGGGGTTATCCAGGATTATTGGGATGAGGGTGTACAATCACGTCTAGCATCCCAAGCATCATATGCGAATGTCTTTTACAGCTGGAACCTACGTTCCATGCAGTGGGAGTCACTCCTGCGCCATATGGTAACTGTAGATCGCTCTATTCCTAATCAGAGTCTAAAGTCTGATCAGCAGTTCTTTGAATATCGCCCCGGAATTTAACCGTTGCATTTTTTTCAAAATTAGCCTATATTGAATTATCAATAGAGGAATGAATATGGCTCGGAATGCTGTAAAGAAACTAGCTAAGGTTAAGGTAGTAAAGGTTCGCAAGACGCGTTCGCAGGCTAAGTCGATCGATGACAAGTATTATGGCAGTGAGCCGCTTGTCGTCGATGCGGCTGATCCGATCAAGTATCGCGACGCTCTGAACTGGTACAATTACATGTTCGAGCTGGATCAGGCTCGCGATTGGCTTCTGGAACATATGAAGCGTACTGGCTTTCAGAGGGCTCAGATTGCCTCTGTGCGTCGCTGCCCTAAGTTTCGTATTCCAACTACGATCGGCTGGCAGGCTCGTATGATGATGAATGGTAACCAGCTTACCGTGCAGTCTATGAACTTCTTCAATCAGAAGCTTAATGAGCTGTTTGCTATCGGCAATACTATCAAGGAAGTGGTTGAAGATGTCGCTGATAAGCCAGTCGTTTCTATTCAGGAGCGTACACAGGCTAAGATTCGGCAGCTGATTACTGAATGTGAAGAAGCCATCGACGCGTCGGCTAATCTCAACATCTACGACTGGCTTACTGGCAAGGAAGCTACTTCTCAAGCAGCTACGGCTATTTGTGACTACTATGCGCCTGCTATTAAGGATCTGGAATTCGAAGATGAATTTGAATCACGCGCAGAGAAGAAGATCCGTCTTGAGAAGTTGAAGTACTGGACACAGTTTGTCCATGACTGTGAGCGTTTCGTTGGTAATAAGAAGGTTACCAAAGTTCGCAAGCCTCGTGAGAAGAAGCAGAAGTCCGCAGTTGACCTTGTTAAGGGTGTTAAGTATCAGAAGGAATTCCCGGAGCTTAAGATCGTATCGGTCAATCCAGCTGAAATTATCGGAGCACAACAGGTTTGGACATACAACACGAAGTACAAGAAGCTAGCGAAGTACGACGCATCTGGCCCGAGTGGGATCCAAGTGAAGGGTACCACTCTTATTGGTTACGATGTCGAGCTCGCATCCACGAAGAGCTTGCGAAAGCCCGATATCACCATTCAGTCTCTACTTGGAGCCGGCAAGGTCGCGCTGAGAACAATCATGAATGATATTAAAACTACGGAATCAAAGCCGAATGGTCGCCTAAATAGTGATACAGTCATTCTAAGGATTGTTAAGTAAATGACAGATAACATTATTGTGTTTCCGAAGTCAAAGAAAGATACCCCACCGCTTACTATTCAAGAAATTGTAGAGAAGCAAGAAGAAGTTCGAAAGGGACATATCGAGTTTGTTCTCGATGAAGTATTAGCTAACTGTTTTGGTTTTTGCTATAATGAAGGCTTTGATTTAGGCAAAGACGAATGCGTAAACACTACTGGTCTGGTTATTGAATCCCTAAGAGCTGCTCTATTCAAATCAGTGGGATTAAATCACTCATTACATCAATTAGCTGATAGCCTTACTATTGATGATTCTAGAGTAGAAGATAAAATCGATTAAATATTATGTATTGGATATGAAAAGTGATTATCGTAGATCTTAACCAAGTAATGATTTCTAACTTTATGGCGCAGATTGGGAATCATACGAACATTCCCATTGATGAGAGCCTACTTCGTCATATGGTACTTAACTCCCTACGCTCATATAACGCTAAGTTCAGACATGAATATGGTGAGATGATCATTGCGTGTGATGATAAGAACAACTGGCGCAAGCAGATCTTCCCATACTACAAGGCCAATCGTAAAAAGGATCGTGAAAAGTCCGAAATCGACTGGAATCGTATCTTCGAGGCCATGAATAAAATTCGTGAAGAGCTCAAAGAGTTCTTCCCGTATCGAGTCATTCAAATCGATACAGCTGAGGCCGATGATGTCATCGGTACACTATGTCATCACTTCGGGAACACATCCGTTAAGATCCTAATCATCTCAGGTGATAAGGACTTCAAGCAGCTTCAATCGTATATGAACGTACGCCAGTATGACCCTGTACGTAAGAAGTTTCTTCAGGAGAACAATCCTGATCGATACCTCAAGGAGCATATCATGAAGGGTGATCGTGGCGATGGTGTACCAAACTTCCTTTCAAAGGATGATGTGTTCGTGCTCAATGGCCGTCAGAAACCTCTTCGTCAAGCAAAGATAGATGCTTGGCTAGATCAATCACCAGAGGCGTTCTGCGACGAGAGTATGCTTCGTGGGTGGAAGCGCAATGAACAATTAGTAGATTTAAATTTCATTCCGTCTAATATTAGAGTGTCGGTAATGGAAGTGTATGAAGCACAAAGCGGTAAGGGTCGCGACAAGCTGTTCAATTACTTTATCGCTAACAAACTTAAGAATCTAATGGAGAGTCTAAATGAGTTTTAATCAGGGGCCTACATCGTAATGGCAAAGAAAACTATAGGGTGGATTTTGAATTTTACTTCAAAGCTACCGAATGAAGAAGAGAAGATCAAGTGCCTCAAGGCCAATGACGATCAGTCTATTCTTACAATTCTCGCATACTGCTTTGATCCTAAGATCAAGTGGCTGCTTCCCGAAGGCGAACCTCCATACACACCGTGCGCGTTTCCGAACATAGAGGGTATGCTATATTCAGAAGTGCGTCGTTTGTATCTCTTTCTAGAAGGTGGAAATACGAACCTCACGCAACTTAAGCGTGAATCGATGTTCATCGATCTATTGCAATCCGTCTCACCTGAAGATGCTGAGCTTCTTATCGCTATCAAGGAAAAGAAGCTTCCATTCGATGGACTAACCGCTGAAACTGTACTTAAGGCTTTCCCTGGCTTATTTTGATTTGCAGAAATTAAAATGAAACCTATGCATTCCACTACCCTTTCCTACTTTACCACAATGAGGGCATGTAAGCTCGGGGAGAACTCTAGCTTTAGCCGCTATAGACATTTTGATTTTTGCCTCTTCAGTCTTAGGGCCCTTCATCTTCTCTATAGTCTCTGGTTTATGTTTGCGCCCACGCCACATTTCATGATTACACGCAAGCTGTTTAGCATGCCGCTCACTGATAGGTCCTCTACGAGGCTTTCGAGTATACGGTGGTACAGCGCCCTTAACCCTTCCATTACGGCCATCTTCTATTTCAAGGTTTGCAAAATCATTGGATTCAACTATGTTGTTTTCATGAGAAAATTGAAGAGCAAACTTTGTACACTCTTCTTGATCCTCAAAAGCCCATATTTCCAGTGTGTCAACAAACTCCCACCCGTGTTTGGTACAGTGATAGTTCCAACGCGTTCCCGAACCTTTATATTTGGTAGGATTGCGTGATGTTGTACGCCCAAAATATTTCAGCCCTGTTTTTTGGTGTTGCTTTAGATAAAGAAATATCATATTATTCTCCTATACAATATTTATCAAATCCAACAATTCCAGGACTCTTCTAAAATGTCAAAAAAGTTTAACCGTGATATTGACTACG